TCGCATGGTTGCAAATCCGCCGACTGCGGAAACGCTTCGAGAGCAAAGAGGAAGCCAAGGAATGGGCGGCGCAGGTTAAGGCGGATTGGGTACGCAATAATTTTTTTGCCTTGAGAAAATATTAAGTAATTGATTTATAAGGAAATAGGAAAATGTCTAATTTGTTTTGCGAACGAAAAACCAAGTGGATCGGTTTGGCTTTTTGGTTGTTGTTTTGGGCGGTTTTGGTGGGAACGATGCTGCACAGCTGCTCTAAGCCGGTGGTGTCGGCGGCAAAGTTGGAAATGTCACGCCGCGAGCGGATGGCGGATTTGGAGGCTCAAGCTTTGGGCGAGCAATACGAGTCGATGAGTACGGAGGAAAAAATGAAAGGGATTGTTTATGAGCGATAAGCCATTGAGCCCTACGGCGAAAAAAGAGGCTTTGGCACGGGCGGTAAAGGAAATCCGCGCGAAATATGGCGATAAGGCGATTATGAAAGGATGTGTGAAATGAGTTTCGGACGACGTAATACGGATTGGCAGGCTTGGGGACAACACCGCAGGCGTGCGACGGCGCGAATGGCGCAAAAAAGCCGAGAGCGTGAAATCGAGGAATATCAGGCGCGTTTTAAACGGCCTGCCGAGAAGAAGGAGGAGAAAAAATGATTTGGTTTGTTGGTGGATTGGCTGTGTTGGTGGTGCTGGGGATTTGGCTTGAACTGCTGGCCCGAATCGTCGTGTTGCACATGATAGGCGAAGGCCATGACGGGTATGACGACAATTAAAACGGTAAGCCGTTGATGTTGCTCTATATTTTTTTGCCTTGTTGAAAATATAAGGTATTGATTTAAAAGGATTTGAGAAATGAATCAAAAAGAAATTACCGAATGGCTCGAAGACCGTGGCGAGCTGATGATTATGAAAAAGGACGGCGAAGGCTTTGTGATTGCCGCGCGTGCGCCGGACGGGATGTGGAAAACGGCGGAGGCGGAAACTTTGGCCCGGGCGATAACTTTATGGGAGGAAGCGTGATGTTTCAGTGGATTTATTTCGGTGTGGCGTTTGTTTTGGGGCTGGGTATGGCTTTGGTTTGTATGGCGGACTTCCTTAATGGCCGCCGTCCGCTGAAGGCCGAAATATTAGGCGCGGCAGGAATCACTTTTGGCTTGTTGGCCGCGTGGCTGTCGATGATGGTGTTGTCCGGAGCAATCAAATGAACGTGAAATGCCCGAACTGCGGGGCGGTGCATAGCCTGGACGCCTTAATCAATGATGCAGAGGCTTCGGCGGTATTAAAGGCTGTGTTGGAGATGGATGCGGAATTGGGCAAGGCGGCGATACGGTATATCGGTTTGTTCCGCCCCGCCAAGTCCCAGCTCTCTTGGGCGCGTACCGCGAAACTGCTGAATGAGTTGCTGCCGATGATTAAGGCGCAGGAGGCGGCGCGTGACGGGGTTTGTTTTCCTGCCCCTACCGAGGCTTGGATTCACGGTTTTAATGAAACCGTTAATGCCCGCGACCAAGGTCGTTTGAAAACGCCGCTGAAGTCGCACGGATACCTGTATGAAATCCTTGCAGGCTGGGTTGACCAGCCAAGCGCAGGGAATCAGACAAACCAACCAAACCGCCGCGCCGCTCTGCCGGGCAACCCCAGCCAAACCCTGACCGCAGCCGCCTCACTGCAAGGACTGAAAAAATGAAAGAACTGCCTACCCAACTGCATAACGCCATGATCGACGGCCTGACCATGCTTTTGACCCTGCGTCTGAGCGGTTCGCCGGCTGCCGATACTGTGGCCGCCACTGCGCAAACTTGGAGCCGTGTGTTGGCGCACGGCCGGGCGTGGGACGAAGCGCGAGATGTTCCACGCTTTCAGACGGCCTTTATGGTGCTGGCGAATGAAATGAGCCGCTGGCCGAGTCCGAAAGACTTTTTAGACAAGCTGCCGCCACCGCCGGAGCCATTGAAATTGGAACACCATTACCACCCCACGGAAGAGGAAAAAGCGAAGGGAAAATCGGCTTTAAGCCGCATACAGGGCGTGATTAAAGAGGTATTAAGAGGCAAGTCGCTGATACCGCCTCCGGCTGAAACCGCCACCGAGCAGATTTTGAGAAACCGCGCAAAAGTTGAGGCACTTGCCAAGCGCGAACGCGAACAAGGCTTGAGCAAGCCGAAATGTTAAACCCAACCTGAAAGGAAAGAAAAAATGGCTAAAACCCGAATCAAACAGCCCGCTATCGAAGCGGCACAAGACAAAGCGGAAGTTACTGCGTTTATCCGCAAAATTGGCGATTTGCAGCGCGAAGTCAAACGCCTGGAAACCGAAGCCGGAGACAAAAAAGCAGTCATCGAAGAAGAATATGCCGCCAAAGCCGCGCCGATGTGTGCCGAAATCATGAGCCTGACCGAACGTGTGGCCGCATACTGCGAGGCACATAAGGACGAGCTGACGGAAAACGGTAAAACCAAAACCGTGGACTTTACTACCGGCCTGATTAAATGGCGCATCCGTCCGCCATCCGTCAAGGTAACGGGCGTTGCCGCCGTCTTGGCATGGCTCTCGGAGAAATCCGCCTTTGCCGAGTTTATACGCACGAAAAAGGAAATCGACAAAGACGCCATCCTGAATCAAAAAGAGCGTTTTTCAGACGGCCAAGTGCCGGGAATTAAGATTGTGTCGGGGCTTGAGGATTTTGTGATTGAGCCTACTGAGCAGGAGTTGGTGTGATGGCAAAAATTGTTATTACGATAGAAGACGAGATGACAGTAAACGGCCTGAACGGTGTAACCATCAGTTATGACGGCGATGTGGAGCTGGAATGCGAACTAACGATGGCGCAGATAACGGCTTATAACATCAAGAAATTTATAGATGCGGTTGAGTTTGAGGCCGCAAAAGGATGAGTAAAGCAAATTGACCCACGGCGGGAAACAACCCGCCATTTTTGAAAAAGGATTAGATATGTGGTTTAAACAAGTTACTCCATTCCGTGTGTTTGAATTGCCAGAAGCTGAACGCCTCAAAACAGCAATTGCAGAAAACTGGTTTTGTTCTCCTACCGGATTAGACTGGTTTAGTGAAGGCTTTTGTTCTCCGGTGCCATTTGGGAACCCTATTATTTTTGAAGCTCAAAAAACTATGCTTATCAGTTTGATGCGAGAAGAAAAAGTATTACCCAGTGCGGCCATCAAACATAAATTGGACGAACAGGTTGTTAAGATCCAAACTGCCGAAGACCGTAATGTCGGCCGCAGAGAAAAGCATGAATTACGCGAAGCAATTATCGACGACCTGTTGCCTAAAGCGTTGATTAAAAGCAGCCGCACTTATGGTTTATTTGCTGGCGAGTGGTTATTCGTTGATACGGCAAATCGCCGCAAGGCCGAAAACCTGTTGACCAAGTTGCGCGAAGCCCTTGGCGGCCTGCCGGCTCAACAACCAGTTCCCCGTCAATCGCCGGCATCATTGATGACCAATTGGCTGTTACAGGGCGAAGCTCAGGGGCGGTTTGTGTTAGATAGTGATGTTACCCTGGTCGGTGTGGGCGATGTTGCTCCCAAAGTTAAAATCAGCCGCAAAGACCTTACCGCCGAAGATGTGGTACAACACGCCAAAAACGGCATGAAAGTAACCGAACTTGGCTTAGTATGGAATGGCCGCATAGCATTTATTCTGACACAGGATTTAACACTGAAACGTATCCAATGGCTGGACGTTGTGCAGGAAGAAGCTGAAGGCAGCTGCGATGATGCGGAAAGTATGGCTTATGCCACACAGCTACTGATGGCGGCTGCACTGAGTGCGATTCTTGGTGAGTTGGTAGATTTACTGGGAGGTTGGCAGGAATGATGGAGGGTTGGGATGGATTCTGAAGGCTGGGATTTTTAAAGCTTGATTAAAGGCCGTCTGAAATGGGGTTTAAAACCTGTTTCAGGCGGCCTTTTTGTTTGTAGTCATATTGCGTATAATCAAACAACATTTTGACTATATCATATGAGGATAAATCATGAAGAAACTATTAATTGCCTGCGTAACTTTGGCTTTGGTGTCGATGCCTTTAACTGTACAAGCTAAGGGCCGTCAGCCTTGTTCGGGTAAAAAAGGCGGTGTGTCGCATTGTGCGGGGGATAAGTTTGTATGCCAAGACGGCAGTATTAGTAAATCAAAACGTATTTGCGGCCGTTAATAAGGTTTTGAAATTTTGGCTGTCTGAATTTTTCAGACAGCCTTTTTTATGTCTGTTTATTCCTAAAAAAATAATAACTTAATACTATATATTGTATTTTATTGGTATAATATTCGCTAATTTATACTATATATTGTATTGGAGAGATAATGCGCCGAGCGTTGATTGCGAAAATTAAGATTGCTCAAAAGGAGCTGGGCTTGGATGACGGTACCTATCGCGCGGTGTTGGAGAGCGTGACGGGCAAGCGGTCGTGTACCGAGTGCAGCATCCCTGAGCTGGAGCGCGTGGTCGAGGATTTGCGACAACATGGGTTTACGCCGAAAAAGACGGCAGGCCGTCGCCCGAACCGCCGAAGCTCTGCCGACCCGATGATGCGTAAAATTGAAGCCCTGCTGCTGGATAACGGCTGGAGCTGGAATTATGCGCACGGTACGGCGAAAAAGATGTTTAAGGTTGACCGTGTGGAATGGTTGTCCGACGGCAATATGCACAAGCTGGTGGCGGCGTTGCAGATTGCGGCGAACCGCCGTAAGAAAGGGGCTGTGTGATGTATGAGACGGCAGATTTTGGCGCGGTCAAGCATCTGCTTCCTGATAGTGTACAGGCGTTGATTACGGTCATCGGGTTTAATGAAACGCTGGAGTTGGTGCGCCTGATGGGCGGTACGACTTATCCGTTGCGGCAGGGTTATACGAAAAACAGTCAATCCCGTGTTGCGTACTTGGAGGAGATTATCGGCAGTGAGGCGGCCGGTCGGCTGGTGGAAGCGATGGCTCCGTGCAATCTGTTTATACCCCGTTGCGAGACGGCCTTGTATGAGTTGCGAAACCGTAAAATCCGCAGTCAGTTTGACCGACAGACGGCGGGTGGCACCCCCGCATATGAGGCCGTTAACGATTTGGCCTTGGCACACCGCCTAAGCGACCGCCATGTGTGGCGGATCCTGAAACAGGCGGATAAGGAAGCGGAGCAGGAAAATTTGTTTTAGAATGGAATGCCATGCAGATGTATGGCATTTTATTTTGGAGAAAAATATGAAAACGTTTTATTTTGTGCTGCTGGCGTTGGGTTTGGCAGCGTGTGGGCAAGTATCAGAGGAAGTCAAACCGACAGCCCCAGCACAGCAAGAAACTCAGCCTGACCCGAAAGTGAAAATCGTGGAGCGCCTGAAAAACGAAGAATACTTTATAGGGGAGAATAATTTAGACAAAATCCGCCGGCACGGCGAACTGAAAAGCCATGCGGAAAAATTGGTGGCATTGCTTACTCAAGCTGAAAAGGAGAGCCGCGGCATGGTGTTAAACGGTAGCAATTTGGCGGAGGTCAAGACATTTAACGAGGCTTTTATTGCTGTCGCCAAATCAGCCGATGAAACTTTCGGCGGGCCATTTTTGGAAGATAAGGCTGGATTGTATCAGTGTACCAATGCCGCCAATGCTGCATATGACTACTTTACCGCCAGACAAAACCAAAATGCTATGGTTGCCAATTATAAACAAAACTACGACAACGCTATGGCCGCTTGTAAAGAGCAAATTAAACATCCTCCTGAAGCTGAGGCAACTGTCTATGCCCGTAAAGGTATTAATCTGCCTATAAATGATTGTTTAGCCGTGTTGACCGGAGATGAACCATTTGACACATTTACTTGTCCGATGAAAATCAAATAAGGTTGAATCATGCCAAGGCCGTCTGAAATTTCAGGCGGCCTTTTTGTTGCCTACTGACACTGTTTCGACCGCTGCAAAAGCCATGCCGTTTGAAAATGTAAGCCTCTGAAAGTGCATTTTAATCTGATTTTGAGGGAGGCTTTAATGAGCAAAATTATTTGTCTGACTGCCGGACACAGTAACACCGACCCAGGCGCGGTCAACGGCTCCGACCGTGAGGCGGACTTGGCGCAGGATATGCGCAACATCGTGGCATCTATTTTGCGCGATGACTACGGCTTGACCGTTAAAACCGACGGCACGGGCAAAGGCAATATGCCGCTGCGCGAGGCTGTAAAACTGATTCGCGGCTCGGATGTGGCGATTGAGTTCCATACCAATGCGGCCGTCAGCAAAGCAGCTACGGGCATTGAGGCGTTGAGTACCGTCAAAAACAAACGCTGGTGTCAGGTGCTGAGCAAGGCTGTTGCGAAGGCTACCGGCTGGAAACTGCGCGGCGAAGTCGGCTTTAAACCCGACAATGGGGGCCAGCATTCGCGCCTGGCTTATGCACAAGCCGGCGGCATTGTGTTTGAGCCGTTTTTTATCAGCAACGATGCTGATTTAGCCTTGTTTAAGGCTACAAAATGGGGCATCTGCCGCGCGATTGCGGACGCGATTGCGATGGAATTGGGAGCGGCTAAGGTATGAAAAAGTCTTTGATTGCTTTATCTATTGCCTGTTGGGCAAAGTTGAAAAACGGTTTTGGCGTACCACCGTTATCTGAAATCAAAATCACGCCAAGCCCTGTTCGGGTAGGCTATTTGAAACAACATCCGTCTATGCGCCTGGGTAAGTCGGGTGTGGCGGCTGCGAAACGCGCGGCGCGTAAACGCAAGAATTGTCGTTAATCATGGGACAGGTTGAGTTTTACGAAAAGATGATTGAGCTGTGGTCGAGCAAAAGCCGTGAGGCAAGCGAACAGGCGGACTTGCCTGCGTTTGATTTTACGGAGGGAGAACTGGCCAATTATCGGTAAATGCTGAAACGGCACCTGCAAACCAAAAGTGTGGAATAGCAATGCGTATTTTGGATATTTTTAAAAACCCCGCGACAGGCAATGTGTCGCACTCGAAACTGTGGGCAAACGTTGCCTGCGCTGCGGGGACGTTTAAGTTTGTGATGTTGCCCGACCCGTCGGCGGAGATCTGGGCGGTGTATTTGGGCATTGTCGGCGGCTATGCGGTGGCGCGCTCGTTTGTCAGCGTGAAACGTCAGGAGGTCGAGAATGAATCTCGTGAAACTGCTGGCGAATAACTGGCAACCGATTGCCATCATCGCGCTTGTCGGCACGGGCTTGGCTGTGTCGCACCATCAAGGCTATAAGTCGGCGTTCGCGAAGCAGCAGGCGGTCATTGAGAAAATGGAGCGCGACAAGGCGCAAGCCCTGCTGTTGTCGGCTCAAAACTATGCGCGCGAATTGGAACAGTCGCGTGCGGAAGCTAAAAAATATGAAGTCAAGGCGCACGCCGTCGGCATGGCTTTGGCGAAAAAACAGGCGGAAGTCAGCCGTCTGAAAACGGAAAATAAAAAGGAAATCGAAAATGTCCTTACTCAAGACCGTAAAAATGCAAGTGACGGTTGTATTGACGGCTTTGGCCATCACGGCCTGCAGCTCTACAACCGCGCCCTCGGCTACGGAAATTAAGGTTGTCGAAAAGGCGGTCATGCCGACGCCACCTGCTGCGTTGATGGTCGCTCCGGTACGCCCGAGTCCGCCTAAAGACGGCAAGACAGCAACGCTGCTCGAACACGCCGCTGAGTTTGGCGGCTATGTTTCGGAGCTGGAAAACCAAAACGCAGCGTGGCGAGACTGGGCGGGCAATCGCTCCCGCAAAGTCGGCGACTGACAAAAAAGCCCGCGTAGGGCGCGGGCTTAGGGTAAAAGCGGATTTTATACCTCTTTTACAGGGGTTTCGGCGGTAGTGCTTTTCACCAAATCGACTGCGTGCTGGCAGTTTTGCTTGCTGGTGTAGCCTTGGCCCTGAGCGATGATTTCATGGTTGGCTGCTTTCAAATGCCAACGGTATTCGCCTTTTGCGTCTTTATAGATTTCAAAATACATAAGGTTTCTCCTATGAATGAGTACACGTTTTCTTACCGCTTTGACGGTAAGTCCTGGTCATTGAGCATTTGGGCGGACAGCCCTGAAGAAGCTCGGGCAAAATTTCGGGCTGCACGGGAAAATGCGCAGTATGACGGCGAAGTTGTAACAAAGATTTATACATTTGTAAATATTTCGTGGGTTAAGAAGTTGTACAGACGGATAAAATATTTAATGGGTATCAAAGAATGACCTACCGTGAATTAGTTGAACGTCAGTTGGCTGTGCGCCATGCCGATTTGGAATTGGGCTTAAGCCGCTCCCGCGAACAAGAGCCGTTTGTCATTCATGTTTCTAATCTGCTGGATAAGGCAGGGTTTGAATATACGGTACGGATGAATAAGGATTTTCAGACGACCTTTAACCTTGAATATCCAAATACAAACTACGACACTTTTAAGCGTGCAGTTTGGCAGACGATTTCGGCGTATTACTGCGTTTGTAACGATGGAGATGGACTCGAAATTTTCAGTAATCGCCCTGACGGCTACTCCGTCCGTATCGTATTCGGCGACGTGCCGGTTTAAAGGGGTTTTAAATGGACTTTGAATTTGGGTTTAAAACCCTGTGGCCGATTGCAACGGCGGCGTTTTGGTTTTGGGTCAACGGTATTTCAGGCCGTCTGAAAGAGGCTGACAAGCGTATCGACGACCTTAAAGAGGAGCTGCACGCGGTCAAGCTCTCTTATCACACCAAGCAAGATGCCAAGGCAGACCGCGACAATATTGCGGCTTCGTTGGGACGCATCGAAAACAAGTTGGAAAAAGTAAACGAAAAACTGGACAGGAAAGCGGACAAATCATGAGCGACCCGATTTTGGAAGCCTTGGCGCGTATTGAAAACAAGACTGATCAAACTCTGAAAAATCAGAAGGAGATGCAGGCGGAAATTGCGCAAATCCGCCAAGACACGAAACGCACGGCCATTACATTCGGCGCACTGGGCGGCGGCGTGATTACGATCGGCTGGGAATTGCTTAAAGCGAAAATGGGACTGTAATTATGGCTCACCCGCAAGAAATCCGTGAAAAGTTACGCCGGCTCTATGTGAGCGGCGAGCAAACTTTGGAAACGGCGGTCTTGATGTGCGAAATCCCGCAGGCCACTGCGCGTGCGTGGAAACGTGCGGATAAGGAAAAAGGCGACGACTGGGATAAGATGCGCGCCGCCTACACTTTGGCCGGCGGCGGTATTGAGGACTTGAGCCGTGCGATGTTGGCCGGTTTTATGGTGCAGTACAACAGCACGATGACGATGCTGCAGGATTCGAGCACCGAAGATTTGCCGCCGTCCGACCGTGCCAAGCTGTTGGCCAGCCTTGCCGATGCGTTTACGAAAACCGTATCCGCCAATGCGCGTGTGATGCCGGAAACGTCAAAACTGGCGACGGCTTTGGAATTGATTGAGTTCTTGATGGCGTTTGTGCAAGAAAAACACCCCAAACATTTGCCTGCCTTTGTGGAGGTATTGGAGCCGTTTGGGGCGGAAGTGGAGAAGAAGTTTGGATAAGTTGAAAGTCGAATATACGCATAAGGGCTGGTTTTTATTCTGCCCGATTTGGATTGCCGATTGGGAAAGTGGAACTCCTGCAGTCGCACCGCGCTATAAGCTGGAGCCGTTGTTTTGGCTGGCCGACCAGTTTTTTTACTTTATGTCCGCCATGCATGAAATGAAAACGGGAGAGCCACTTCCTTTTTGTTTCAAGGTTTATCCCAAACCGCTAAAAAAACCTGTCGTTCACTATTACAAGGCCGTCTGAAAAAAGGTCGGCTTATCAAACCCGACCTTTTGTATTTCTTTATAAACTTTGCAGCAGATTGATAATTTGAGGAGATGTAACAGCGTCGATGGCTTTCTCGGTAAATTTCGCCAATGCGACATCTCCCATTTTGCTTAAGATGCCCTTTAGTCTGCTTTTTTCTTCCGGAGGGATGTTTGCTTCGTTGATTTTGGCATCCAGTAAGGCTTGAATGGTGTCGCTGTGCAACCTGACCGTGACAACACCAAGAATGGCGGATAGGCCGCCATCATCGGTAAGGAAATCTATGCCTTTGGCCGTGATTTTAACGGTAGCGCTTAAATTCTTATCGTTGCAAACAACCAAACCATGTTCTGCCAAATATCGCAGATTTGCTGATCGCTTTGCAATATATAGTTCTGCCTCTCCTACTGTTTCTATGACTCCTACAACTTGAGCAATAGCGGCATCTATCCAATATTCATATGTCTTGCTATCAGGATAAATGTTATTAAGCTCTTTTAATATTTCGCGTTGCAGGTTTCTGTCTAACCAATCCATTTTGAGCGCTCCATATGAAAAATAAAGAATTCCTCAAATCCCTTGCCGAACTGGCCGCCACCCTGCGCCAAGTCATCGAAGCGGAAGTGGACGGCTTTAATGCGTCGCCAAAGGCTATTACTGCACGCCGTGCCAAGGTATTTGACCCGGTAGGCGGTTACGAGTATTTCGTCAACACCTACTTTCCGCATTATATCCGCTCCCCTGAAAAATCCGAACTGCATGAGTTTTTATTCAGCCGTCTGCCGGAGATTATCCGCTCCCCTAAAGGGGAAAATGAGGCGGTGGGTGCGCCGCGTGGCGAGGGTAAATCGACGCAGGTTACTCAGTTGTTTACGCTGTGGTGTATTGTGACCGGCCAAAAACATTATGCGGTCATCGTGATGGACAGTATCGACCAGGCGTATCCAATGCTGGAGGCCATTAAGGCAGAACTTGAGTTTAATCCGCGCCTGAAAACCGACTTCCCAGAAGTATGCGGACAAGGCCGTGTATGGAAGGCCGGTACGATTGTGACGGCCAATGACGTTAAGGTGCAAGTGGCCGGTAGCGGTAAAAAGCTGCGCGGTTTGCGTCACGGCCCTTACCGTCCTGACTTAACTGTTTTGGACGATATTGAGAATGACGAGCAAGTCCGCAACCCGGAACAGCGAGACAAGCTCAATGCGTGGCTGACTAAAACGGTATTGCCTTTGGGCGGGGTCGGTCAGAAATACGATGTGATTTATATCGGCACGATTTTGCATTACGACAGCGTACTGAACCGCACTTTGAATAACCCATTTTGGCACGGTATTAAGTTTAAGGCGATGAAACGCTGGCCCGACCGCATGGACTTGTGGGACAGATGGGAAGAACTTTTCCGAAACGACGGCGAGACGGTGGCCGAGGCGTTTTATCTTGCCAACAAGGACGAGATGGAGCGCGGCGCGGTCACTTCTTGGGCGGCGCGTGGCGTATTGGCATTGATGAAAATCCGTGCGCGTGACGGCCATGCGACGGTCGATTCGGACTATCAGAATGAT